ATGCTTTCATTCTTAAAGTTCTCCAGTTGGTATTTCAATCTTTATATATGAATTTTCATCGTCTCGGTTGATTGTAGGAATAGGCACCCACTCAGATGAACCTTGGCGCTTGTATTGAATTTCATGGCGCACCACTTCCCAAGTTCTAGCTTTTATAGCTGGCGCAGAGTTGACCCAACCATAAAAATTGACTGCACGGATATCAATGATGGAATTATCCAGCTTTGTTTTTAACTGCCGGATTTCTTTTTCCATCGCTGTGATATCGCGCTCTAAACGATCTGTATCACTCATCACCGCACCTTCTTAGTGTAGATTTTACTCCAGCAATCATAGTCCTTATTGCCGTCAGCCATACAGTGATCGTACATGCGCGCAAGATTATCTGCATATCGCACATCTTCTCGATAAACATTATACAGACCCAACGAAACGAACAAAAGAATGCTCGCAAAAACGGTAATCATTGTATTATCAATACTCCAGTTCTTAAACATCAAAATTCTCCAATAGATTCCGTTAGTGTACGCAAGCGGTTCTGAATGAAGTAGTTGAGGATCTTACTACGCGGCTGCCGCTCGTATGCACGATAAGCCTCAACGCATTGCGTCTGCAATTCCTCAGGTACTTCATCAAGGTCGACCAGCTTCTTATTGCGATAATAGTTCCGCAGCATTTCACCAGTGCAATATGCTTCGGGCTGGAGCGTAGTCCACTCCTCAAGCTTCTTCTTGGGCAGCGGCTTCTGTCTGCCACCAGATACGAAGGTATCATCGACGGACAGGAAGTTTGGCACACCATCGCCGCTATCGCCTTGCAGAATGTGGTATTGCTTGAACCGCTCAGGGTTATCAATAGCAATATGCTTCCGCATGATGGGCGAGTATTGCTGGACGTTTGCATACTTCTGGAGCTGAGCAAAGTCCTTGTCACTGGAAAGAATGAGGATCTTTTCAGCGGTAGGCAAGTTCATCGTCTCGCCGTATGCGTGACACAGGGAAGCGATAACATCGTCGGCCTCTGCGCGATCAAAAATCAGCACAGGATATGGCATGTTGTCGCGAATCTCGTCACGGATTCTGTGGAGGGATTCAAAGATGGTAGCCCAATCATGCCCAGAACTGTCACGGTTCTTCTTCCGATTGGCCTTGTAGTGAGGGAATACCTGCCGACGCCAATATGACGGACCATCGCAGCAAACGACAATCTCGCCATACTCAGGAAACTTTTGCTTGTACATACGCAAGCTTGAAAGAACCATATGGCGGACCATGGACTCGTCAAGCTGTTGCTGGTTATTAGCCAGCTGCACCATTAGATTGGAGATCATAACTTGGCTGAAGTCAACGAGAATCATTACCACTGTTCCTTATTTCATTCTGTATAGTACACGGATCATTCTTCGTCGTCAAGCTCTTCCTCAAGCTTATTCAAACCTTCTATGAAGTCATTGATAAAGATGAGGAAAGGATGGCTAACACCCATGGACTGCAAGAGAGTAGCACGAAGGGATTCCATCGTGAACGTATAGCTATCGTCAAACTCTGGCGTGGTTATATCAAAGCCTTTGGTCGACAAGAGGTACATAAGCTTTTTGCCAACATCATGTACCGCTTGGTCTACAAAGTCATGCTTGAACTTAATCCGTTCCTCATCGTTGTCGTCTATCACGATCACATGTGCGCGAGGATTATTTTTCGGAAACTTTACGATATTATTTGATTGCACGAAGAAGGACTGTGTATTCGTTGATTCGTCCATTTGGTTCACTGGCCTTGGTTGTGATAGCTTCAAACGACCTGATGGCAGCTTTGGATGTAGATCCAGTGATACCAGGCAACACCTGATCTGGCTTACGAAGTTTCTTTTGCGAGGACAACTTATCATTTACATTTTGAAGAGTTGTTCCCTTTACAGACAAACCTGTATCAGAAACGTAGTGCGCGAGAACATTATATTTAGTGTTAAATGTCCACAACTCTTTAGCGCCGACGATCTTGGTAGGGTCAATGCTGACGATTTTCAGGTCAACGTCTTCCTTCTGGCACTTGAGGCTTTTGACGATAACGGTATCGCTCTTAGGTTTGATCTTGCGTGGCTTGCGTACAACAGCCTTGCGATTATTACCCACATAAGACTTGCAATCATTAATGATTCCTTCAAATAGAGCAATGCGCTCCTTGATTTGTTTCTTGGTCATATGACGATAAGCATACTTGAAATCGGTGTCTTTTGTTGCGTATGCTTCCTTCATTTCATCAACCCACGGCTGGTAATAGTTAGCAATATCTGTAACCATCGCCGGCTTTGGTGCTTTGTTTTTCAGGAGTTCGTAAAATTTGGTGAGCTGTTCATCATTAGCATCTACCATAGACTCAACATCAGCCAGCAGATTGTTTGTCACCGTGCTTTTGGACATAGCGGACGGCGGCCTTTCAGCCTCAGCGATAGCAATACCACGCTTCACAATTTCTGTAATGTCATTGAATAGGATTATCCGACGCTCTTTGGGGGCATCGTAACCCATCGTAATCATACGCGCCATCTTCCATATGCTAGGAAGAATGTGATGGTCATCAACCTTATTCATCATCTGCAAAGCAGCTTTGGACATACCCTCAGCAACCATAAACTCCTCGAGGAACTCACGGTTCATCTTGGAGTTTGAAAAATAGTTGTACCAATTATATGCGCCAGCAATCTTTGATGAAAGAGCTGACTCACCAAGGAACTGTTGATCCTCCCAAGTTGGCTCTTCACCAAGATACTTCTGGTCTAGCCCGCGCGGTGTGATCCGCTTGACCTTCTTCTTGGGTGCCATCTGTAGCAGACTCTTAGCCATGTATTGATCCTTTCATATTAGAGAACATCATATCACACAGCTTAGGTATTGTCAACCTTTAAGTCCGCCAAGGAAGCCAACCCACTGCTGAATGCGATAGTCCCAATTGTAGAAATTGTTGGTGTACATTTTCTGGAAGTTCAACTTGTTTTGATTATTCTGATCCCAGAAATTCTTGATAGCTAACATTAGAAGTCCGGCAAATCTGTTCGCATGGACGTTGGCATCTTCTGACCAACCGTACATCGTAGCGAAGTTGGCAGTTGTCTCAGGCAATGCAGCGAAATTAGGACACACAACATCACAGCCAGCACTCATGGCTTCAATAACAGAAATGCCAGATGTTTCGGGCCAGATGTTTGGGTATGCGTAAATGTGTGCTTTCTTCAAAGCTTCACGGACAACCACATTAGGTTGGAATCCATGATATGTCACATTAGGATTGGCTCTGAGCTTATCGAAAAGAGGCAGATACGGATCGTCTCGATGTTCCCAACCATAGATTGCAAACGACGAATAAACATCGAGATGGTAATCAATTCCTCGATCTGTCATAAAATCAACGACAGGTGCAAGGAGTTCTAGCCCACGATGTGGCGTGGTGTGATAGATAAGATTGATTGTACCTTCTGGCTTTACATGATCCTCGATAGGAACGATTGCGTTCTGCAATACGATACCCTTATCATAAGGAACCTGCAGCGCCATGTTATAAGTTTCTTGCTGGTAGTTTGAAACAAAGATTAGCTTTTCAAACCGATCAAGACTAGACTTTTCCTTAAGATGCTGCGACTCAGGATCGTCCCAAGTATCATGCAACCAAAGCAAATTACGCTTTGAGGAATCAACCTCGCGCACACGCGAACAAATGATATTGAATGGATCTTTTAGGTCGTCTGGAAGACGATCCATAAGACCCTTGTACATCTGCTCGGTGCCGCCCTGCGAACCGATATGCCCATATGTGCCATTTTGTGCAGGATCAATTGTCATCGGCTTTGCAGTATCGCGTAAGCCAGTAATTTTAAGTTTCATTCCATTGTCTCCACTTTAATAACCGAATTAATTCGAAATGAGCGCCAGCTTCGCGCTTGAAGATCCATCACTGCGAGAACATTTGGATTATCCTTCGTTGTTACTTCCGCGTCTTCCATGATAGGAGGAAGATACTGATCCATCAATGAGCATACCATAATACGCTCTGTGCCATCAGACTTTGTAAACGTCACACGGATAACATTTTCACGCGCCAGTTCGGCCACACTTTGCTTAGTCCACATCATTATATATTCTCCTCTTCATCTTCGTATATCCACATTCCTAAATCAAACAATGTGTCCATAAGTGAACCGACACCAACTTCCCAATTCATCTCATCCGACATCCAATCGTCTGGATCATTATTTTCTACAACATGTCCAACACCATCTTTGAACATCTTTTTACCTTCTCGCAATGCAAGATGATAAAACAAATTATAATCGTCTTCTTTTGCACCACTCACAAGCTTGTGTAAATTAGGAAATTTTTGGCATTGATCTTCTTCAAACTCCACGATAAATTTTTTTGCCATATCTTTCCACATTTTTTCTTTTTCATCCCGCGTGAACGTATGATTTTTAGCTTTTTTGCGTGCCATCACATAGCTCCTAGATTTTACGACCGAGAGTTTTGGTATCTGCGCCATCAGTGATATACTGGTAAGCGCCTTTGGAATACGCGGGTGCAGTACGCGCAGCCTTGTTTTGGATTTCTTTGATTGTCTCTTTGGTCTCTTCAAGCCCACGCTTCCACTTGTGGTCATTGAGCTTGTCGCGCTTGGCTGCAATGCCGCCAGGAATAGCATCTGTCAAAGGTGCCACATTGCGCTCATTCTGCCACTGGTCTGCTTTGGCTTTGACTGGCGCACGATCACGTTTGACGTAGCCCACACGCGCCAGAAGTTCTGCAGTTTTACGAGCAGACTCCTCGGATGCGCGTGTGGGCAACGAAGCCTTGCGTTTGCGAAAATTGGTGGTGGTGTAGTAGATTGGAAGGATAGCCATGACGAACTCCGATTTGAATTCATCATAACACAATCATTCCTCATTGTCAAATGGAGAATTCAATCGAATTGAGCCATGAATAGCATCACGGATCGAATCCACTGCGGCTTCGCCACGCCCATGAAAGCCAAACACATTCGAGATAAT